CTGCTAAATCTGCTTTAGTATTAACTGCTGATTGTACTGCTGTAAATTCTGTGTTAAAGTCTGCACCAGATATTACTTTGTTTGCATCTGAGTCAGCAAGGGCATCCTTACCAGACCAAGAAACTGCTAATGTATAATTACTCATCTTATTTTCCCTTGTTTATGAAGAAGTGTTAAAGCCTGTAAAGAAGCATTAAAACCATTGCTTTCTATACTAAATGCGAATTGAATGTTTTTTGCTGAACCTGTTAAATTTGTTCTATATTCTTGTAAACCAAACACAGGTTTATATGTAGAGTTACTTGGATGTGTTGATGCAACATGAGTATGAGTAACTGTTGTTGCTCCATATAAAGAACTAGAAGCACCATATAGTGAAGTTGTGCCTGTAGTTGCTGGATTTAAAGTAATTTGCGTTGTTGCTGATGGAGTAGGACTATAATCTTTATACCATTTTAAACCTAATGTTGAACCAGAACCACCTTCCATAATCATAAACAATCTTTTAAGTAAAGACGCTGATACTTCTTGTCCTAAGTCTACCCATGTAGTTGTAAAATTTCCAGTATAAGAAGCATTTGTAGTTGTAGTTCCATTTGCTGCTAAATCAACATCAAAAAAACCTTCATATCCAGCAATACCACCATCTTTTTGTCCAACTAATAAACCATATAAAACTGTATAAGCCATACTAGATGGCTCTCTATCATTATCAAAAGTCCAAGTAGTTACTCTTGGAGTGTTGTTAGGTGTTGCATGTTTAAAATCAAATACATAAGTTATATTTTTATCAACAAAAGATAATATATAAATTCCTTCGTTTTCAACATACACAGCTTTCATATTTGTACTTTGACCTATGTGTCTAATCAAAGTATCTTTTACATTTAAAGATAAATCTGTTAAAGGTAACTTATCTTTTTCTGTTGTACGAGCTAATGACCTTAATCCTGTACTTGAAACAAAAACTAAATCATCACCAATAGCTTGTACTGAATCTCTACTTACACAACCTACACCTTGTATAACTTCATTAAGTGCCATACTTCCAATAATGTTAGGGCTGTCATAGATTGCAATATTGTTTTTACCAAACACAACTAGCTTACCAAAGAATGGTGCTATAGCTACAATATCATCTACACCCCAAACAGTTTTTAAATCAATTAAACCACCACCAATCCAATCATCACCATCTAATAAATTTGAATAAAACAAAACATCTTTTTGTTCTGCAACACCACCTACCCACAATCTTCCATAAAATCCTGCACCACAACTAGGTTTAAACTCACCATTAGATACACTAGGAGGGTCAGAATATGTTGCAACAGGAACATTATCATTATGTGTTGCTGCACTTGAAGAACCTACACCTCTAGTTAATCCTACAAATGTTGTGGCTGTAATACTTGTATAAGAAAGAACTTCGCTTTCAATAATTATTTTTCCTTCTGGTGGAAAGCCTACTGTACTGTCGACAATTATTGTAGTAGCACTATTAGTTATATTACTAGCGTTGTTAATAGCAGTCGTATTGTAATGTTGTGACCAACGCTCTCCAGTATCAGCAGCACCATCATATCGCTGCGGTATGGTGTTGGCATGAAGGCAATGCAATCTTCTATTAAAGTTAATAAATTGCCAATCACCTGTTGTATTGGCGACAGTTCTTTTTACATTTGCACCGCTACTAGGAAATGCAGCATCGGTATCAGTAAAATCTACTGTGTATATGGAAGTGCCATGACTAGCAAATATCTTGTTAGTGCCTTGATCGTTATGTTCTATAAGTGAGCCTATTGCAACGCCACTAGGAGCAATTTTTTGTTTAAAGCCTTTTCTAAATGCAATACGCCCAGACTCTCTAATAACAACATTCTCAGCTTTCGTTAAAAATGATGTGTCTAAAGTCGCAGGATTACTTTGCGTATTAAGACCGTTAAGTCCTATTTCAGTTAAAGGTTGATATGATAATTGCTTACTCATTATTCAACATACCATTGAGTTTCGTATTGTGTGTTGCCACTATCGAGCATAATTGCTTGTTTAAGTGCTTGCATTGCTTCTTCAGCAACAATAGTAGTTTGTGTTCCGCCATCTTCACCACGCTCTGAAATTGCTCTTGCCCAAGCTCCAAGAACCACAGGTTTTTGTGGAACTTTAATAACTGTAGTTGATGCTGTTAATTCATCTTGCGCTTTTACAATATCAAACGAAATAGTTTGAGAAGCAATAGGAACTGGAGATAAGTCTATTTTTAAATTGTTTGAGCTATCTGCGCCATTAAAACCATAATATAGAGGTTCACCAGTAGGGTCTGTGGGGTACTTTCTTTTGTTAAGGAACTCACGGCTTACCTGGACTAATCCAGTACCAGTAGAGTTGTTTATAGAATCTATAACTTTTAACTCTTGACCCGAAGATAAGTTGTAGTTTTTAGTGCCATTTACAGTAGAAATATTAACAGTTTGTCTAAGGACCAACCAATCATGGAAATTTTCTACAGTTCGCTTTGAATCATTGATCATAGCGCCAACTACTTTTTGGTATTCTGATACCGTAGTGCTGTCATTAATGTTGCCAGACCAATCAGTAAGAATTGTATCTTCTCTTAGTCTTATTAATACTTCGTTAATTAATTCTCTATAAGTCATTTATTTCCCCTTTGCAAGTTGAGCGCCAAAGTAAAATTCAATAATCATTGTTGCCCATCCAAATATTTCATCCATTTTTAATACTGAGCCTGCTTGTATAGTCACATACTCTACTATGTCAGGTGAGAATTGAATACCAAAGAAACTAAAGCCTTCTGTTACTGTAGGTATTACAGTTGGAACATCAAAGATTACTGGTGCTACTTGTGTAAATATAATTAAAGCAAGTATTACTAGAATGATGACTCTTCGGTTCATAGCTGCCATTGGACTTTCTTTGTCTGCTCGATCTCTGGCTTGGTTAATAGAATCGTTGCGAGCTTGTAAGTTTTGAATCATTAGTTTTTGATTCTCTGCTGCTGCTTGACTTTTAAGAGCAAACAACTTGCCAATAAATCCTAATGCTATGGGTGCTATATTTGTTAAAAATCCTATCATAATGCTACCTTAAATGCCTCAATAATTCCTATTTGACCAATTACATACCATCCAACTGCTCCATATATAGCCCATTTAATTTGCATTAAAGAATTATTTATTTTTTGTATACACAAATTAGTATCATCAATTTTGCTAAACAGCTTTGATATTTGCCCAGTATGTTTGTCTAATTGAAGTTGCATCCTGCTCAAGTTTTCATCCATTACTATCTCTTCTTGACAGGTGGTCTACCTCTTGTCTTACCGTATGAACCTTTTCCAGTTGGCATAATGTCTCCTTAGTTTGCTAGTGGGTTATCTAAAGCTCTTTGCAGTTTGCTTCCAAGCCTATCTTCTAACTCTTTAATCTTACGATCTGTATCAGAATAAAGAGCATCTCTTCTGGCATCAAATCTTTCACCAGCCTTGTCAATTGTCTCGTCTATCTTGTCTTGAGAGTCATTGACTTTTTTTTCTAATCTATCCATTAATTTTTCTTGTCTTGCCAAGTCGTCTTTAAGATCATTCTTAATAGTCCTGGTGTAATCTTTTGCTAGTTCTACAGACTCACTTACACTTACTAAAGTCTCTTGTAATACTGCTATCTTTTGCTCAATTCCAGATATGTCTGGTGGCTGATACTTAGTAACTGTTTGCTTTAAAACTCTAAACTCATTGTATAACTCAAAGCCTGCCCAAGCACCACCACCAAGCATACTAAGTAAAGGTATTATTAAAAGTAGTTTGCTCCCACCTACTTTAACTCCTCCGTACTCTACCTCTGCCATTGAAGATCAACCATTTTGTTATGAAGTATTTCATTAGCCAAACCGTTTCTCAGTCCTCTTTGGTTTTCTGGTATTGTTTTATCCAAGTATATGTCCTTATCTTTATAAAAAGTACCATCAACTAGAGAGCCTTTGTAGTCATTAAATCCAGCATTAAAGTTAAGTAAAGCAAGTATGTAACTTTGTAAATTCTTTTGTTCTTCTAAACTAACCGCAGCGCCCATTTCTTTTGCTAAGTTGTTAAGTTTATTAGTAATAATTTCTTTCATCTTGTCTCTTTTAGAATCTGTTTTTTCTTTTTTTGTAATTTTTTTAGGCTCAACTTTAGCAACCATTACTTCTTCAACTTCCTGCGACTCCTCTGTAGATTCCTCAGATTCTTCGTTTGCAAGTTCCTCAGATTCCTCCTCCTCAATAGGCTCATCTATTTCCTCTGGTTCTGACTCTTCTGTCTCTTGTTCTTCTGGTACGGAATCTTCTTCTGGCTCTGGCTCATTAAGTTCCTCCATAGGTTCTGGTTCAACTTCTGGGATAGGCTCTAAAAATGCTTCTATCTCTGCCTCTATCTCAGCAATTATTTCTTGCTGGGTAAACTCTTCCATTTCAATTTCTATTAAGTCTATTCCGTATGATTCAATAAATACTTCAAAGGCAATTTCTGGTATATCAAACTCAACATAAGTTTCTGGAGGAGGCGGTATAAATATTTCTTCTACCTCTACTTGCTGCCTTTCCTCTTCTATTACTGCATCTTCATAACCAGAACAATAAATAGAGTAAATTGGATTAGTCTCACATTGTTGATCTAAGTAAGCTGTTTCAAAGTTAGGACAAGCCATACTCCATAAACTATCTAAACCGCATTGTTGGTCAATATAAGCCCCACTATAACCAGGACAACCAGAATCATACAAGCTACTAATACTACATTGTTGATCATAAAAAGCACTCGCATAAGTTTCTGGGTAATACAAACAACTAATGTGACTGTCTGGTACTACACTGCATATGCTTTGTCCTTCTGCAATTGCTATTGGGTCATCTTCTTGATTGTTCCAATATATTGCACCATCTGTTGGATGATTGTAGAACCATTGCTTATACTCACCTGCACTTAAATCACCTACTGTTGCTACTGTTACTGAATGATTATTAATTGCCATTTCAGTGTAATTCATTGCTATATTACCCAAAGGATATATAGTTAAATCAAAACTGTTTTCTCTGTCTGGGTAGCGATACTCTGCTATGTTTTCCCACATATACTTTTGGTATGTGGTATCACCTTGAGTATAAAAACGACCTGCACCTGTATCTATTAAATCTGTGTGCCAGGGCATGATTGTGTAATTAAACCTTACACCTGTCGCACCACCAGCAAAATTCTGTCCATCGCAACACAAACCATCATGTATATAACCAGTACCAGGAACATCATTAGGATCAAGAAAACCCACAACACCATTGCTGAACATAAAGCTAGTAACATAACTATTTCCATAAAAAGGAAATGTAAAATCTAACGGTACTTCTACCCAACCATCATCAC